GACGATGAGCAGGCGTTCTGGGAATCTATCAGGAACGCATATATGCAGGTGTTTTTCCATGCAGATTGCAAGGAGGAAGATAAACCTCCATCTGCAGTGAAATGTCCTCTCGTCGATGGCACAGAGATTGCAGCCGGTGACTGCATCGAAAACCGTGACATTGCCGATGGGAACCTTAAGGAACAGCATCTGCCGGAGAAATACAAGCAGCACCCAGACTGGCGAATAATCTGCAAAAACTGTAAATGGCATTATTACTAAAGCAAAGCGTCGAGCGATCGGCGCTTTTTTCATGCTCTGAAATAGAAAGGAGGTCAGCATGGCGGACCGCATCAAGGGCATCACTGTCGAGATCGGCGGCGATACAACCAAACTCTCTGACGCATTAAAAAACGTCAACAAGTCCATCAAAGATACACAGAATCAGCTCCGTGATGTGAATAGGCTCTTAAAGCTCGATCCGGGCAATGCCGATCTCCTGGTTCAGAAACAGAAGTACCTGTCACAGGCTATCTCTGATACAAAAGAAAAGCTGAAGCAGGAACAGGATGCCTTAAAGCAGCTGAAGGAAGCTCCCCAGACCGAGGAGACTATCAAACAGCAGGAAGCCCTGACACGAGAGATCGAAGACACCAAGCAGGCACTTAAGGGTCTCGAGGATCAGTATAAATCTGTCGGGTCCGTTGCCGGAGTACAGCTCCAGCAGATGGGTGACAAGATCAAAGGTGTCGGCGATAAGATCACCGGAGTCGGTGAAGGTCTCTCCACCCATGTCACGGCTCCTATCGCAGCAGTTGGTGCTGCTTCTCTTGCTGCCTTTAACGAGGTCGATGAAGGCGCAGATATCGTAAAGACCAAGACCGGCGCTGTCGGTCAGGCTCTGAAGGATATGCAGGATGCTGCGAATGATATCGCAACAACGATCCCGACAGACTTTGCGACGGCTGGTTCTGCCATCGGCGAAGTGAATACGAGGTTTGGCCTCACGGGTGATGCCTTAAAGGATCTCTCGCAGCAGTTCGTAGAGTTTGCATCGATCAATGATACCGATGTCTCAACCTCCATCGATAACGTCTCCTCCGTCCTCAATGCTTTCGGTATGGATACTTCCCAGGCTGGTGGCATGCTGGACGTCTTAAACTCAGTCGGTCAGGCCACCGGTCTTTCGATGGATAAGCTCTCGCAGGACCTTTCCCAGAATGCTGCGCAGCTGCAGTCGATGGGACTCAACGCAACGCAGTCGGCTCAGTTCCTCGGGAACGTCGAGATGTCTGGTCTTGATGTGTCGACGGCCATGGCCGGTATGAAGAAGGCCATGAAGAATGCGGCATCGGATGGCAAGACGCTCGATCAGGCGCTGTCTGAGTTCTCCGACACAATGAAATCCAACAAGTCGGATACTGAGAAGCTCCAGGCTGCATATGACCTCTTTGGCTCCAAGGCAGGTGCCTCTATCTACAATGCCATGCAGACCGGAAAGCTCTCCTTTGATGGTTTCTCATCCAGCATGGATTCCTTCAAAGGGAATGTAGAGCAGACCTTCAATGACACCCTGGACCCAATCGATAAGTTTAAGACCACTCTGAATCAGCTGAAGGTGACCGGCGCTGAGATTGGTAACTCCCTCGCCACAGTTCTTGCTCCTATGCTCGAGCAGGCATCCGGAGCCTTAAAGAAATTCTCTGAAATCTGGCAGGCAATCCCGGAGCCCATGCAGCAGTTCATTATCAAAGCGGCACTCGTTGCTGCAGCGATCGGGCCGATCCTTGTCGGTGTCGGTAAGGTCATCTCTACCTTCGGTACCATCACGAGTGGCATCGGAACTCTCATGAATACGATCGGCGGACTCTCCACAGGTCTTGCTGCTTTCAGCTCCATCGGCCTTCTTCCGATGATCGGCATCATTGCTGCTGTCATTGCGGCGATTGTAGCTGTCGTTGAGATCGTGAAGCACTGGGGAGAAATCACGGAATGGTTCGGCGGTGTCTGGGATGGCATCTGTAATGGCGTAAAGACAGTCGGCCAGGGTCTTGCCACCTTCTTTACCGGGCTCTGGAACGGGATCAAGTCAGGAACAGAGACTGCCTGGAATGGCATCAAGACTGGTGTCTCTACAGTCTGGAACGGCATGAAGACCGGCGCAACTACTGTATTTACCGGCATCAAGGATCACATCACAAATGCCTGGAATACGGTGAAGACTAACACAAGCACGGCCTGGGCGGGTATCAAATCAACCGTTCAGCAGAATGGCGGCGGCATCAAGGGTGTCATCACCACTGCAATGGAAGGCTACAAGAATATCTGGAAGGCTGGGTTTGAAGTAATCAACAAGACGACTGGTGGCAAGCTCGGTGAGGCACTCTCGACAGCCAGGAGTAAGCTCTCGGATATCAAGAATGCCTTCTCTGAAAAGATGGATGCTGCAAAGGAAGCGGTCAGAGGTGCCATTGATAAAATCAAGGGCTTCTTCAACTTCTCCTGGTCGCTGCCGCATCTCAAGATGCCGCATTTCTCTATCTCGGGGAGCTTTTCCCTAGACCCGCCATCAGTACCGCATTTCGGTGTCGATTGGTACCGAAAGGCTATGAACGAGCCATATATCCTGAACAGCCCTACTCTCTTTGGTATGGCAGGAGGCAGACTCCTTGGCGGAGGTGAAGCTGGTGAAGAAGCTGTCGTCGGCACTGACAGGCTCTCTCAGATCGTGCAGGGCGCTGTTGCTGCTGCAGGTACTGGCCAGACGATTGTGATTCCGGTCTACATCGGACAGGACCGCATCGATGAGATTGTCGTCAAGGCAAACCAGAGAACGAACTTCAGGTCAGGAGGCAGATGATGTTAAAGAAAGATTTTCCTATCTACTTTGATGACACCAAGCTCTTCTGGCCATCGAAATGGCAGGAATCCTACTCTGTCATCGAAACCACAAAACAGACGGAGGCCGGAACCGATCAGGTGATTGTTACCCGCTACGATAAGCTCTCGGTCTCCTGCGAGTTCAAGTGCTCCGCTGCCTGGGCCTCCACCTTCACTAATTTCCGCGACAAGGATTCCATTGCCGTAAGGCTCTACGATTTGAAAACCCGAGACTACAAGACAAGGACTATGCGTATCCGGAACTTTAAGACTGCTCCGGAAAAGAACAGCGAGAAGCTGGCATCGTCGAATGGACTCTATACTGTATCCTTTGACCTATACGAATTCTGATGAGAGGAGGCTGCCATGTACAGCGTAAGTGATGAATACAAAGCAGCCATGAAACAGCAGGTCCAGCGGTTTCGGATGACCGGGACTGCTGGTGATCTGTCTTTCTCTGACGAGAATATCCTCTCTGGGTCCTTTCACCTTACCAATCAGTGCTCCGATGATACGAATGTTTCAATCGGCTCTGTGTACATCGGTGAGCTCAAGGTCACATTCATGAAGATGCCTTTTGTGCGGCAGACACTCGATGACATGGTGGTAAAACCCTCTCTGGGGCTCCTTCTTCCTGCAGAGACATACGAGGATGTCCCTCTTGGAATCTTTCATGTAAGCGAGGCCAACTGGGGAGAATCCGGAGTCGAGATCACAGCCTATGACACCATGGCCCGCTTTGAGAAAACCATCCAGATCGACAACGGCTCAAAGCAGATCTACGACTTCCTTATTGCCGCAACGAATGCCTGCGGTGTACCACTTGGTATGGAGCAGACAGAGGTCGAGGCGCTGCCGAATGGCACTGAGGAATTTTCGGTGTATCCGGAGAACGACATGGAAACCTGGCGAGATCTGATTGCCTGGTGCGCTATGACGACAGGCACCTTTGCAACAATCAATCGTGATGGTGCTCTGGTCCTTAGGCTCTACTCCTCGGAACCAGTCGACACGATTGATATCAGTCACCGCTTCTCCGGAGGTAAGTTCTCGGATTTCATTACCAGATACACGGGTCTCTCCATCGTGAACATCGCGGACCAGGCGACGAAATATTATGGTCTGATGCCGGACGATGGTCTTACCTTCAACATGGGCAGCAACCCGCTCATGCAGTACGGTCTTGCCGAAGT